TACCTCGTCCATGAGCACCGGCAGTGTGGGTGCAATGGAGTGCATGCCCACAAGTTTGATCCCTTCCTGCCGACATTATTCTTCCCAGGCCATATGACAGGATACTCTTCGCCACCGACCTTCATCTTCCCACTAGGAACCGGTTCGGGTGACAGTACTACGACCTTGTGGTTGATAAGCCTCTCACAATCCGTACAAGCCCCAGGAGCAGAGATGCCTATCATGTAAACCGTCTCACCTTCTTCCTTGTCAGCCATCTCCTCAAGTAGCAGTCCTGCGTTCACATTTGTTGCAATCTCAGTTTCGGCTATCATACGCCAGTCCCGGTTGAGGTCGGCAAACTCGTCAAACAACGATACCTCCAACTGCCGGGTGGTATGCCTCTGTTTGATTGCGTCAAGTATCGCTGTCGATATTCGTTTCCTCGCACGGGACTCGAGGTCTACAATCAACTCGGCTGCATGCTGTTGTCCGAATACTTGTGCATTCTGCCATTGGGTGTCTTTCGGTAACTGCCCTTTCAGTGGAATCTGTGCAAGGTCTGAATTCGTCCGTGACTCATAATCCATTCCCTGTAACACCTTCCCAAGTAGGATCGCACGCTTCACAAGAATATCGGGTTGATCCTTGAATATCCGTACGAGGGAAACATCAAGTGTCTTTACAACCTCGTTCCACTGTTTACGTGACAATGGCCGTCCAGTCATCGGGCTGATGAAAATACGCCCATTCAACTTGAAAGGCTCATCCTCTACCGCTTTGTGGAATTCCCCTTTCTGATGCAGCCACTGACGACGGATTATCAAAAACAACTGCAGCAGGCGATCAGATACCCCCTGGACAGCAGCTGTCTCAAACTGCCTGTGGGCTTTCCACGGACTCGTCTCACGATGAGTTGCAGGTACCTTCTTCGGGGCTCTTTCAGCTCGCGGTGCTAATGTTACTGCTTTGTTGAGGCTTGATACTGGAACGAACAGTACTGCTTTCCTCATGATATCATATACTCCTAGAGAGTGAGGATGTGATCAGACTCTCCACCATCGGGACTACCAATCTCCAGAACACGCCTAGGAGGAAGGCGAATGCATACCTACTCAGACGCACCTTACTTGTACGCTTCTCTTCCTTCGTCCCACGCATCTCGGAGATGATTACAATCACTGCGGTGATAACAAGTGCTATGACAAACGCAGCCCAGTCAAAGACAAACTGAGGCTTGTCACCAATACTCACAGATGAGAGGATTGGGGCACACAATACACCAAGCACTGCGAACGGATAGATCCACAACTCCTCGAAGGAGCTTTTCAGATGCGTATGGATCCTATCACTCTTCCCCTGACTGTGATTCTTCACGCTCATCCTCCCACATCTTCATAGCACGTTTTACAATACTGACAGCCACCGTTGATTTCTGCTCAGGTGTCATCGCGCGTTCACCGCTTACAGCATCGGACGCCATTTGTAGTGACTTCTTTGCATCAAATCCATTCCGCTTTCCATCGAACAGTATTTTACGAGCGGTACGCTCGATGAGATCCTCTACTCCTATGTCATCAAACGACGCTCGGTATGTCTTGTTACCTTCCTTGTACACGTACACCCATTCACCTTTTGGCCCACGATACCGACGGACGTACTTGGACTTGTGTAAGTGCAATAGTCGGATATACGAGTGCTTGTAGACCATGTTATGCACACTCCTTACAAAGATTCTCGTACCACAGTGGTTTCCAATAACATCCAGAAACATTCCCACCAGACGTATTGACAAGCTGTAACGCATACTTCCCATGGGATACAATAAACTCCTGATCGTTAGTATACACGTCTCGGATGACGTTAGCCTCTTTCGTCTGGTTTACGTCAAAAATGACTTCATCGACATCGGGAGTCCCGTCTACTGTACCGTAGCTCTTGACATAAGGTACCCGGTAATTCGCACCGTGATTGAAAATGATGGGAGTCAGTTCATCTGAAAATACAGCCGTAGGTACCAGCCGTTGAAACCGTGTCTTACACGTAGTAGAAATAGAGAACATGACAGCGCGTAGGTGAACCTCCACATCCTCAGGTATGTCAAGAAAGACACTGAGACTTGCACCCCCATCTAATGATGCCGCTGTGAGTACGCGTGCAAACATATTGCCAAGATAGCACATTTCAACATCCATTGAGACAGTGGCGATGCCACCAATGAGTGGGTCACCTACAGGTACGCCCATAAGCTCTTTGAACCGCATCATATACACACCTCCTATAGAAGTGTTAACTCACAACAGGTGCCTCTTCCTTCTTCTCCGCTGCGTAGAAACGGGATCCCGCGTAATTGTACGGCAGTGCCTCAAGCCACGCATCACCATCCGCCATCGTTACACGATTCTTAAGACGGGTATTGTAGACAGGTTCTTGCAATTCGTCTCGTGGGTTCTTATCTAGTGAAATAACAATCGCCTTTTCTTCATGCATCTTTGCAACTGCCACAATTTTCTCATCGCCTGTATTCGTTACTACCCTGAATTCAATTACTCTCATTTGTTATCCCCCATATTGTCCCAATGACATTTCTTTAAGATCCCTCGAAGGAAGTCGTTTCGTTTTCACAAGAAAATTCCACCGCTGTTCGAAAAGCTCAACTCCATAACCGCCAATTCCATAATGTACAATCTCTTTTTTGATAGCTTCTTTCTTCTCAGGAGTCAGAAGATTTAGTAATTCCTGTGGAAGCTTAAGATGCTCTCTCTCTTCCATATGCCTCGTCGGATCTGATCTGAATCCATCCACTCCAAGATTATTCTGTTCTGGGAATGAAAGCCCATGGTCGATTGCACGGAGCTTGTGCTGTTCATCTACCATCCAGTTACCGCTATGCCTGTCGGTATTCCCTATAATGAAATCGAACATTGCGAGTTTTTGAAACTCACGAATACCCTCAGGGCTCTCTAGTATCTCGTTCTTTAGACGAAAATCAGTAGCGCACCAAACCTCACCCTCAACGAAATCCATACAGACACCTAGGTCACCATCAACAGCTCGTACAACAACTGGTGGTACAAGATCAAGGCCGACTATCTGATCCACTACATAGGCAAGCCGCTCTCGCTTCCACTGTTGTCCTGATTTGATATTATCACCCCGTAAGTCACCCTTGTGCTCACCCTTGGTCGACTTGAAAATGGCTTTGGACTTCGTACCATCAGAATGTTTCAACTCTACAATACGTGTGGTATTGATACCACCTGCCTTAGGACTTCCAGTCATCTTAGCAGGAGAGGATTTCAACAAGCTCTCCCGTGGAGTCTTCGGTAATTCCCCAGCCAAATCACGCATCTGTTTGTTGGTAGGCCCTTGATCTGGCCCTAGTACATTCTCAGCAATTTTTTTGAGTGTTAGATAATCGTCGAGTAAGGGAACGAGTTTTTCTCTGTTGTAAAATGTAGTATCCTTAAGGGCATTCCTCCGTGCTATCTCATCGAGAAGGTATTGTGGATCTGCGGCTATCTTCTCCTCATATGTCATGTACTGCCAACCCTCAGGTTCGGGCTTGGATACAGGGAACGAGGACTTTACAATGTACTCCTCTGAAGCACCCCGAAGCGCACTCAGCCGATATAGAAGTTCTGCCCTACCACGTCCTTTGGTAAGGTCTATAAGGGGCTCATTAGGAAAGTCCCTCTCATGAGTCCTCCGTATAGCTTCTTCGGTTACAAGACGCCGGTTTGAAGAGAACTGCTCTTCCAGGGTCATACGCTCCCAACCATCAGGCTTCGGAGCAGGGTTGTCGAGGGGTACCTCATCATCCACTCCAAGGTATTTCTCGGCAGCTTCGATCAAGTTGATTGGATCATTAAGTAACTCCCGGAACTCCGTAGGATTATCTCCTGTGTACTTTTTCATGACACGTTCTATAAGACTCGATACCTGCCCTGCCCTAAGCATCGTCCCATACCCACCACGATGGTTGGGGTCACGTCCCATCCAAGTCTCAGCAGCACTAAGCAGCTGCTCATCATCCAAACCTCTATAGCGATCATATTGCGAGGCAATCTCCTGGACATCTCCTCGTGCGTGCTTCTTCCTCACTAACTGTTCTATGAAAAGTTCTCTGTTTGCTTGTATCCTCTGCTTGTATGGCATTGTATCCCAACCCTCGGGCTTTACAAGTGCTGGGTCGGCCTCTACATTGTACGTACGAGCATACCTTACGAGTGCCTCTCGGGTTGGATTATACATCCTCCGCTGTATGTCTCTGGGTGACATATTGGGATCAGCAACATTTATTGCTGCAATTATCTTCTTTCGGAGTGTACCAGGATGATCTTTTGCCATCCTCTCAAGCTGTACACGTGCTCCCAAGTTCACCTTCGGACCTTTCTTTTCAGCGGGTGCAGGAGGTTTCGCACTCCGTGGCTTCGGAGCACTCTGTGGCTTCTCACCCTGCGGTTTAGCACCACCTACTTTGACACTTGGAGTCACGATAGGATGCCCCTTGGCCCGAGCTTCTTTCAACGCAGCTTCGACACGGGCGCCACCTTGTTTGCCTATGTACTCCCATCCCTTCGGCCCACCCACTTTCCGGAACCACTCACCATTACCGTACCGTCGGAGTGCCCCGATTGGCATCCCCTTCGCTTTGGCGAGTGCTTCCATGTATTCCGACGGTTTCATACAAATCATATCCTACTCCTTCGGTTCTTTCATGTATGATTCCTACTGTATCATCCGCCCGGTCGTGCCACGGAGACCACCCCCATGCTTGTTCTTCGCCCCGATCTTTCCTTTATACTCCAGAAGGACGGTCTGCTTGCTCCTCGGATCATTCGGATTGTAAACAAACATTGAGATTTTAATACCGCCGTGAACTCCAGGAATGGCATATCCACCAGGAACCTTGTCGAAGTGCTCTTGAAAAAATGCCTTCACCTCTTTGTAAGGTTTGCCGTCGAACTTTTTCATAAAGTCACGAACATCAGGATGCAAGCCTCCGTATAGCCCGTCCTTGTCACCACCACGCATCTTATCTATCTTTGAATGGCTACTTCCTTGCTGTTGCTTGCCCCCGGCATACGTGTACACATAATGACCCGGTCCACCTTCACGCTTGATATACTTCGCTTTGAAGAGCCCCGCTTTCACTAGCGGTTCCAAAAACTTGCCCTCAGACATGGCTTTGTTGACAGGATCAACTGCGGCTCGAAGTACCGATCTGACGATGTCTATGAGGTTCCAGATAGTATTATCATCCAACCCCCGGACATTCTTGAACTTGTCGATGGCACTGAAGACGAGTGCTCGTATATCACCTTCTGGTAACACGCCACTCAGGTGAGTCTTGAGAAGTTCCACCTTTGACACCAGCTCCTCATCTGTCAGGATGTACGAACTCTGTTGGATCATCCTAAGTGCGTCACTTGCAGCAGACGAGTAGAATATAGGCTTCCCCAGTCCGCCTCCCATCGCAGAACCTGGCGTAGCATCTGCTTTGGTGAGTTCCACCAGCTCATCCACCCCCATATGCGACTTCAGGAACACCAGGTCTGAAGGTGACAGTGCTTTGTTGTACCCAACGCCCGCCTCAGACGCCGCAATGGCGAGTGCTTGTTTCCTGTCGGTGACTATCTCCCCCGATCCTGAGCGGAGTTTACCGGCTTTGAACTCGCCCATTACGTACTCGAACTTGTCTTCTTTCGACTTCTTACTACGACCCTTCAATAGCAGTCCAACTCTCCTCATCTCACTGCCTCCCCTTGTATTACAATCTCATCAAAGTTCTAACCTAATATGTCTGTCTACTTTGTGTTTCTCTCAAGTGCTTTCGTACGTATATCGAAAGCTTTCTGCCAATCATCCCATGTTTCTATGTCCTCTACATGTAGTGATTTCGTTATATCTTCCTCTTCTTCCGACTCAGACTCAGTATTCTCATTCTCGTATGCAGGTTCTTCTGGTGTTTCTGTGTTATCTTCCCACGAGTATTCTTCCTCTGATGATTGCATTGCATTCTGCTGTTGTAGTTCCATCTGTACAACGTGAGGATTCAGTATAATGTTTGCCCACCTCTCATCTCGTTCTTTTCTGCCATCTCGTCTCAATATATCGTTGATAGTAAGATCGGTAGCCAGACGATCTTTCAATATGCTCACAGCACGTACTTGATCCCTGGGCTCTACACCTGTGAATGCAAACCGGTACTTGTCGCTCCACAGTGTCTTTCTCAGTACCTTGTTCATGTGTTGTGAAATGAACATAAGTAACGACGTAAGCCCACGATCTTTCGACGACTCAACTCTTGGACCTACTTCATTCGCGCCAATGACGCTGCTTGCATCCTCTGCTTTGATACCAAGCTCTGCCAAATCTATCGAGAAAACTGCGGCGATGATACTGCTCAGAAACATCATCCCACGATGGTATTCCATGTCCCTATTCGACGTACTCAGTGACTTGAACTCAATGCCTACACCATCTTTCCCTGATGGTAGTATTGGTATTGCCCACTGCCCACCAGCACCTGACATCGCAGAATACCAATACTGCTGGATAGAACTGATGCCCGCAGGATCTATGTCTCCCATTACAGATATGAATCCTCTTGGAATCTTATCCCGTACGAACTGGTCACGTAAGTGGTTGTACCCGAAAAGTAACGTTGTGATAAGATCGATACACATTTCAACGTCTGAGTACCCATACCCTCGATACCGAATGTCTACGCGCTTGTTCTTATAGTCAAACAACAGATTGTTATCATTGAACTCCTCAATCAACTTACTGTCAACAACTTGTACGAACTTCACATTCTTCTTAGGATAATCATCAGCCACGCGCTTTACCGTAGCTCCATCTAACAACCTGAACGCAGTTACATCCCCCTCCAGATTGTACTGTAACTCAGTTGCAATCTGGTCGATAGTCCCTATCTCCCGTACGACCATCTGGAGGTAGTCTGAGAAGTCATCTTCCCTATCGGATGAGTATATTACCCCAGTTTGCTCAATGAACTCGCGAAGTTGGTCCACTTCCTGTTCATCCAGTTTGTCACCTCTTTTGAGAACGAAATGGAACCCTTTCATCCCATCCTTCGCCTCGTCTTCAGTCACGTACTGAGAGAAAGGTAACACCTGGTTGACACGTGTCTTCACAACAGCATTCAAAAGTGGAACCCTGTCCACAACACTACGAATAACCCCGTAGTCAATACGCAGTATTCTTTCGCGTACGCCTCGTGCTCCCCCCTGCATCACCCAGTTGAGTACCTGCGGGTCCAATATAGTGGATTGGAGCTTCTTTAACTGTGACTCAACGTCGATCAACTGTCGGCGCTGTTTACGGACATGAGAGTTCTTTCTCATATTGGGCTCCTGGGATTGAGTAGTATCATAGCTTTTATAGGAATTGAAAGGTAGGAGAAAAGTGGGACTCGGTGGTCCTTATGCTTCAATGTAACACCTATTGGAGAGGACGATAGGAAAACCCTATCAATTGAATATGGTGTTATTATATAAGAAGATAGGTAAAATGTCAATAAAGAATGTTAGCATTCGAGGATACGTTCTACAACAGTAGTATCACTCACTGCACGTAATATAAACTGAGAGTACTCATTCACCTATCCTTCTTGAGAGACTTCCTCGTCCTCTTAAGAACATCCAACACAGAAGAAACATGCACCCATCCAAACTCACCTTTGTTGTGTAACTGTTTCTCAAGAAGACCAAAATCTATCAGACAGACTTCCTTGATCCCTTCCTGAGCACAATCTCTCTCATCTACACTACCTATGGAGATCGGCAAGAACTGAATAAGATCCACTGGGAGACTCTTAACCGTACCATTGGGCATCTCAACAATTGCGACTGGAAAATGCCCGGGTCCGGACTCAAACTCCTCATAATCAACACTGTATTTAACAAACAAACCTTCACCATTCTCAATCTTTGATGATGTCAACTGTCCCGCAACCCACTGCCGTTTGAAAACCTTAACCTTACGCATCCTCTGTATCAACATTCCCTCATCCATATATGCACCCCCCGTAAGAGCATACTACAATGCAATCTGTATTTTCGATATATCTTTACTAGGAACAATCTCAAATCTTTGAATAGCTCCTACCCTATCACCTTTCTTTACCATCATCAACCTCCTGCCTTGGTTTACTCTCAACATCATGTTCCTCTGGATACAGTGTGCCGTCATCTCCCCAGTCGATTGTCTTACACCGCAGAAACTGTGTCGCTGGATATGGTGATCCTAACTCAATGCCACTGTCCGTGATGCGACAGCACCACACCCAAGCACCCTCTGCCCTCTGTCTCCAACCTGGATACAGCCGCTGATAGGATGATGTCTCTGTCTCACACTCATCGCGTAACCGTTTCTGAATTGCGTCGAAAACTGGATGAGCTTGAGGTCTCCGCTTTAGCACGTAACTACACCAGGGCATCCTTCTATCTCCTTCGGCTCATGGGGGGGGCTGAAACCTATGTTAGGATTCTCTTGTGTTTACTGAAACAATCG